GCTACTGGTAGAGGCTTAGAAGAACTAGGTGCATCTATGTCACTTATGATTAGAGAGTATCACACAGTTATGGCTGATGCTATAGAGATGATTGATGCTAAAAGATTAGAGTGGGACCAAAAGATGTATGGTGGTACATCAAAAGAATTATCTGGTTACTATAACAATCAGTTCTTTAGTGAAAAGTATGACCCACAAAAAGATATACAAGGTGCATTTAAAACTAGAAGAGTTTATGGTGCTATGGCTGGATATGATGAGCCACAGAAGATTGTAACAGGGCTGCAGTTACTACAAGCAGGTATCATAGACACACAGACACTACAAGAAAACTTAGATGGTCTTGATAATCTATCTGCAGTAAATAGCAGAATTACAAAAGAAAAAGCAGACAAAGTTTTATTTGATACATTATTAGCACAAGCACAACAAGGAGATACAAAGGCAACTATGGCTGTTGTGCAGATAAGAAAGAATCCAGATAATATGCAAAACATACTGGATAAGTTCTTTACTGCAGAAGAACCTGAAATACCAGTCGCTGAACAGGAATTGCTTGGAGGAGGTGCCTTACCACCACAAGGTCCTCCACCAGGCATACAACAGTTCTTACAAGGGATTGGTGGATAATGTCTATAAATAAAGATTTTGCAGATATAGTACACAACTCACTTGGTGACATTGATGAGAAAGGTGATGCTATTATTTATCAAGCTAAAGATGATGGTAAAGTTTATTATGACCAAATGCCTCCATTAGCTTTTCCTTTTGGTTACATGATTATAAGTTCTACATTTATGTTTTATGATGATGAGGAGAATCAAGATGGCTACGAGGAGTAATTCTAACAAAGGTGTTACAGCTAGAAATACTAATGTACCACCACCAGCTAGAAACTTTAATGACAATACACAAGCTGTTAGAAGAATACCTGGTATGGAGTATGGAGAACAACAAGCCTTAACAGAACAACAGAAAGCTGCTCCTTTACCAAAAGAAGAAACACCTAAAGCACCTGCTAGAAGATTTAGTCCTGTTGATGTATTTGCACAAACACAAGCACCAAGTCAACCAATTACTGATGGTGCTCCTGTAGGTCCTGGAAGAATGGGTGCAACTTTGACACCTACACAAAGAGGAGATTTGTTTTTAAAGGCTTTGGCACAAACATTTCCTACATCTGACACTATGGCACTATACGAAGAAGGTTTGGAACAGTTTGAACTAGGTATGGAATAATGGTTTATCAATATACTTATGGTGATAAATATAAAGACCTAGAAGATAAAAAGAAACTAGAAAAAGCTGAAATAAAAAATTATCAAAGCAGTTATTTAAACGATAACATGGCTGCACAAGTTTTAGGTATTAAAGAATACAATCCATATTTAGCACCAGGTGTTATTGCATCATTAGCAGTAAACAACGCTAGTAAAGAAGATATTGCAAAAGCATCAGTAGAACAAACAAAAATAAATGCACAAAATAGTAAAAAATATTCTGGTGTACCTGCATCTATGGCATCTATGACACAACAAGCATTATTAGGAAAAGCATTTGGTGTTGTAGGTGAAGGTATTAGTGATGGGTTAGATTATGTAAAATCTGGTATTAATAGAACATTAAGATTTATATTTCAAGCATGGAATGCTTCTACAGAAGAAATAGCAACAAGAAGGCTTAGAGGAAACATTATGTTAACTGGTGAGCTAGAAGAAACATTACAACAACAAGGGCTTACAGAATTAGAATCACAAAGAATAGGTACTTTATACAACATTATTGGAATAGTTACACCAACATCTGTAGAAAAAAATGCTTTAACTAACGCATTAGGTAAATTAATTGCTAGAAATGAATTTTCTATTCCAGATACTTTTAATGAACAAAAACAAGAAAGAATGCGTAAAGAGGCAGGTGGTTCTGGTTTAGAACAGACATTAAGACTTATATCAGAAGAAGCAGGACTTGACCCAAATCAATTTATAAAAAATATACCTGCAGCATATAAAAAACTTGGAGCACAAGGATTAGTAGAACAATACGATAAATTAACTGGCACAAGAATTATACCTGGTGGAATTGCTGAAGAACAAGCAAAACTTATAAAAGAAGCAAACTTATACAAAGGTAGAAATATAACACAAGGTAGATATATTTCAGATACTGTATTAGGAATAGAAAACCAAACTGTAGATTTTTGGGTTTCTGGTTTAATTGATACAGCTATATTGTTTGCTACTGACCCAGCTAATTTAGTTGGTGTAGGTAGAAAAAGTTTAAAAGTAGCAAATGAAACATTAAATAAAATTAAAAAAGAACAAATAGCAGGAAAACTAGATGATGCACAAGAGTTTGCTAAAACATTATTAAAAGAAAATGTAAGCGAAGATGTTTCAAAAATTATTTTAAATTACAAAGGTCCAGATAAGTTTGTTAAATTAGTTCAATCAAATAAAGACCCTGTATTTGCTTTAAAATTATTAGAAGCAGAAAATGTTGATGATATTTTAAAAGCTACAGATGAAGCAGTATTTACAGGAACTAATTGGAATGGACCAAGTTTTAATGGTACAAAAATAGTTCCTGATTGGATTAACAATGCAGCATACAAAGCACTTAGAAACAAACAAGCAAATGCTACTGGTAAAGAACCTATAAGCACACTAGGTAAATTTTTACCAGAACAAGAAGTAAATTTAAGAGATATAACAACAACAATAGATTCTCTTATAAATTATGGTGCATTGGCAAAAGCTGATAGTGCAGTCGTAAATGATGTGGCTATAAATCTAACAAAAGCATTAAGAGATAAAAAATATTATGATGCTCAAAAAATATTATTAGATGATTTTTATGGACACTTAATTGATAAATATGCAAAAAATAGTGAAACATCTAAAGCATATAGATTATGGACTAAAGAAACTTTAAAAACATTTAGAAAACAAAATGTTGCTTATAAAGCTGGAGATGGTCCAGCTACAAGAGCAGCCAAAAGAAAAGGTGTTGGTGCAGGTAAAGAAAAAATATTTGATATTCCTTTTTCATATCATGTTATGGAAGAAACATTTTACTTTACACCATTTAGAGATGTTAAAAGAGTAGTAAATACTTTAGACCAAGCGATGTCTAGACAATTTAACAAAGGTGTAAATAAATTTGGAGATGATACACCTATAGGTAAATTATTTAAAGAAGCAGATATTAAAATACAAGATTTAGATTTATCTCTTCCTGCAGCTTTTACAAAAGGTTCAGATGGTTTATGGAACGCACAAATGTTATGGTCAACAGCTATGTTGCCTACAAGAATAGCATATCCAACTAGGTTGACATTAGAAGGTTTTATTAGAGGTTATCTATATGGTTTTGATACTCCATTAAACGCACCATTTGCATATTTAGGTAGTTTGTTTACAGACAAAGTAGATGTATTAGGTAAAAAATTTAAACAGGGTGGTTGGTCAAAAAGACAGTTAGAAGAATTTTTAGAAAAAGCAGTTGGTAATAGAAGATTAAAAGATGTTGGTGGTAAAGGTCAAAGAAGTGTTTTCCAAGAAAACTTTGATTTACAATTTTATTCTGATGACATTTTAGAAAATTCAGACCTAATGAAACGAGCAGTTGAATCACTAAGAGTACAATATGCTGGTATATGGTCAGATGAAATATCACAACTTGCAGCAGAATATTTAACAACTAACAAACCTGCTAGAGAACTTGCAGAGAGATTTTTGTCAGGGGATAAAAAAGAATTGTATGATGGTTACTTATCTACATTAGTAGCTGATGAATTACCTATAACTATTGATGATTACATAAGTGAAGTAACTGCATTACAAGACCAATTAGTTTATTTGTCAGGTGGTAATAGAGAATTTTTAGAAAGTTTTGCTACTGGCATATACAGAGGTGTCAATATGAAACAACTAAATAGAAGAGCATCTGAAAATATTAAAAAAGTTCCAGAAGGAATAGAAGAAATGTTAAGAAATGCAGGTAACAAAAGACCAACAGAAATACCAACACCTAGAGCTTTATCTGAATCAGCATCATTTGATGATTACATAAAAGAAATGGATAGAGATGGTTTTAATTTACTTGATGCTATGTGGCATTTTGCAGCAGCTTATGAAGCAAATGCAATAAGAATACCATTTTACAAACAATTATATTTTAGAAGTATTGCTGATGATTTAATTATTGCAGATGAAAAAGCTTTAAAAACTTTATGGGGTAGAGTAAATAAATTATCTAAACCATTACGAAATGAATTATTAGAATTACACCCAGAACTAAGTAGGAGTTTTGATGACTTTGCGTCTTTAACAGCAAAAAACAATCTACAAAAAATAAGCATTGAAGCTATAGATGCTAGAGCTAAACAATATGCTTTTAATGAAAGTGTAAGAATATTTTATAACCTTAGTAACAAAGGACAAACAGCAGATGCTTTGCGATTTGTATTCCCTTTCTTTGAAGCATTTAAAGAAGTTATGTTTTCTTTAGGGAAAGGTGTTACACAAAAACCTGATGCTATCTTAAAAGCATCACATGCTATAAAAACAGGTAGGCAGAATGGAATTATATATAAAGACCCTGTAACACAAGATGATTATGTAGCTGTACCATTACCAGATTTTGTAGCTAATCATTGGTTAGGTGCTGGAGCAGATAAATTAAATCCTATGGTAACTGTTCCTTTGAGTGGTTTTAACTTAGTAGGTGCAACATTATTACCTGGAATTGGACCAGTAGCTGCTATTGCTATAGGTGCATTTAGTGGGCAACTTAAAAAATTATTAGGTAGAGATGTATATAAAATAATGATTCCTTATGGAACACCAATAGAAAATATAGAAGAGTTAGGTCCTGATGGAATACCTACATTACTTGGTAATATTTACACACCAAACTATATGAAATCTTTTATATCTGCTGCACAAGTTGGTATATCAGGTGAACTAGGTTCTATATTACAAGATGATGCAGTAGCAAGTAGAGCTTTAGATTCAGTAAAAGTCGTTGCATTAAATGACCCACAACCTCTACAAACAGAAGAGGATTTTGAAGAATTTGATAAAAAAGTATTAGGCAATACTGCTGCAAGATTAACATTTGAAGGATTTGCAAAGTTAATATCACCATCTCCTCCTAGGTTGTTATATCAAACAGAGTTTGATGTAGAAGCTAAAGATGTACCAAAACAATTAAAAACTTATGTAGATGCTGTATTAGGAGATATGGAATTAGGTAAAGTATCAGAAAAAGATGGTAAAACATTTGTAGGCATGGGAGTTTTATCTTTGTTTTATTCAGAACTAAGAAAGCAAATGGTTACAGAGTATGGTGATGATGATGGTGAATTTATGGCTTGGTTAGCTTTTACAAGAATGACAGGTATAGAAAGCATTACTGATGTAAACAATATGCTTAAATCAACAGACCAAATAACAACAACAGCATTGTTAAAAGAAGGTAAGTATGAAGTATTAGATGGTAAATTGCCAAGAACAAAACAAGAATCAGATTTTACAGAAGAAAATCCAGAAATAGTAGAAAAATATCCAGAAACATATTTGTATCTAATGGAAGATATACACATAAAAGGTGAGTTAGAATCTACATTATTTTTTGAACAGTTAAATAAAGGAAGTATAAGAGCTATAGACCCAGCTATGTTTGTTATAGAATCACAGGAGTTTTTGTATAACTTATGTTATGACAATGGAACTAAAGCATATAAAGGTGATTATTCAGACAATGCAAATATAAAAAGAAGAGAAGTTAAAGATTACTGTGATGATGCGTTTCCACTTGGTAATGGAAGAACAGAAATTAATTTAAGAAAACTGCTTGGTAGAGATGTAGAAGAAAAGAAAGACTTTGTTTCTGATTGGAACACAAGAATGAACGAACTTGAAGAAATGTCAAGAGATAAATCTCTACAAAAGTTTCCAGTATTTAAAGCATTAAATACTTACTTCTTATCAAGAGAATTAGTATTAATGAATTTAGCTATGGAAAGTGAAACTCTATCATATCCAAAAAACAAAAAAGATTTAGAAAATAGTATTAGAAATCCTAGGTCTGATTCAGCACAATATTATAGAGAACAACTAAGAGAAGTAGCAAATAAATTATTATCAGAATATCCAGAATTTTATACAGTTTATGATGAAGTGTTAAGTTTTGAGATAAAATATAATAAGACATACAATATTGGAGATTAAATGGCAAATGGCGAAGATACAATAGATATTGAAATAACAGAAGA